TTCATAGCGGCGTTTAAAGTACCAACAAACTTAGTGTTTGTAGGAGCTTCAAATGTTCCTTCTGTAGTACGAGCAAAAGCTGAAGTAGTAGCAGATTGGAGAACAGTTAACGAAGCAGGACTAACGACTGCATAGTTACCAGCACCACGACGAGTACGTTGAGCAATTAAGTTAGCAGTTCTGTTAATTAAAACAGCAAGAGCGGCATGCTCATCACCAACGAAAGTTGCAGTACCAGACACAGCGGCTTGGTCATAGTTGAATTCAGTGCTTGCTAAAGAACGTAAAGATAATAAAATCTCTTGATCAATTTCAGCAGTGATTTCTTGTGCTAAAGCGGCCATAATTTCAGCTTCAACATCGATACCGTGCATAGACTGTGCGTCTTGAGCGGCTTCAAATGTCCAACGAGCTTGTAACTTACGAGTCTTAGCTTCAACAGCTTGCTTTAAGATTTGAACTGAGATATTTCTACCACCTGTTCCTTCCATACCAGCTGTAGCTGAACCTGTGTAATCAGCTTGAGTTGCACCGTTACCAGCAGAGTATGCAGTAGCGATCTTAAATGGGCTCAATGCCTCATCACCAGCGGCAACAGAAGTCTGTGCGGCGCTGTTATCAGCCATTGTAGTACCATAACGAACACGCAAGGTGTGAATTTGTGATACAGGGCCAGACATTGGTTGAACACCAACTAATTCATTCGCAATAACTGTAGGCATAACACGACGAATCACTGGTAAAATGACACGGTTTAATGTGGCAACATTACCTGCAGATGTTGCACCAACTGATGCCGCTTCTGCTAAATGAGTGCGAGTGTTTTCTAAAATTACTGACATTGACGAACGTTTTGTACCTTGTAAGCCTTCTAACAGGGCTTCTTTAGTTTCGCTCCAACGATTTTCTAATAGTGCTTGTGACATAATGTAAATCTCCTAAATTAATGTCTTATTTAAGCCCTGCCAATTTCTTGATGTCTACAATATTGTTATTGTAATCATCTGCAGATGGCTTGGCAGTCTTGTTACCAGTAGCGGTTGAAATTTTTGATTCCGTTAATGCTTTCTTTCGTTTGAAAGGAGCACTTGGCTTTCTATTATCCAATACTGCTGGCAGATACTTATCAAAAGTTCTATTCAAACGACTAGTCTGAACATTTTCTAATAAGTTTTCCATGAGTTGTTTCTTTTCCTCATTCAATGGCGATAACAATTCGTCTAATATTTCATTGCGATTATTATGTGCTTCCATTATTTGAAGTTCTTGTTGCTTGCTTTCATTTAATTGCTTAAATTTCTTGGCAATAGTAAATGACTCTTTTAACTTTGCATTCTTATTGGCAACTTCACCACGTAACTTACGGATAACGGCATTCTCATTCAAATGCGTTGATGTAAATTCTGTACTAAATGCTTCAAAAATACGACGGCCAAAACTGTTCTCACGAGCGGCTTTGATGTCTTCATTAAGTGATGTCAATTCACTCTGTAACTTCGACGATACATGAGCTCTAACTTTCTTAGAACTTTCAGCAACGAATTTTTTCTTAATGGCAGAGAATTTAGCTTGCGCTTCTGCTACTAATTTGACCTTAGTTTCAACTAAATCAGTTTTGTCCTTAGAGAACTCCATAATTTCTTCTGCTAAATGTCTGGCAACGAACTTATTAAGTTTTACCATGCCTTCGTTTTGGATTTTACGATCTTTGCGAAGCTCTTTAATTTCTTCAGCTAACTTAGCTGTCATGAAATTATTAAACTTTGTTCCGTGTTCTGTCATCTTCTTGTTGAACTTAACACGATCTTCAGCTAATGCGGCTTTTTCTTCCTTAAATTCCACAATTTCTGAACGTAGACCATCTTCCATCATCTTGTCAAGAGCTTCTACCATTACTGTTTTATCATGATCATAACGTTGAGCGAATTCCTCGCGGAGCTCAGTTCTTAGACCTTCACGAGCTTCATTCAATTTACCGTCCCAGGCTTCTTGAATTTCAGTGTGCATATCTTCATCGATCACTTTGTTTTCAAGCAATTTTTTAATTGCATCTAACATATGGTTTCTCTCCTAAAATAATACTCATTTCTCAATGAGTGTTTAACCTTTCGATTAAATTCCTTAACGCAGTTTTAGTTCTTTAATAACTCGTAAAACTTCGTTTCTAAAATGTTTTTGTACTGTTTTATCAGCGCCGGCTTCTTTTGCCATTTCCATTACTTTATGGCCATATTGCATATTCATAATACTTTCATAAATTGCAGTAGGATAAGCTTCTGGCGCACTTGGTTGAGCAACAATATCAACAGTTACAATCTCAAATTCTGAGACGTGACCATTCATTTCATTTACGTTGCCACTGCCACGACTTGAAACACCCAACTTAACACCAGCTTCTAACATTGTTTTAATTGTTAAACCCATTGTTGTTGGAAGTATTTTTAATTTTCCATAACCATTAGGGCCATCTGTCCACATTTCTGTAATCATATGGCTTACCCGGTCTAAGTTAATTTTCAAATCGTCGGGGTGATCAATCTCTCCTAAAACAGAATAACCACCTCTAATTTGCTCATTTAATGTTTTAACGGCGGTTGTGATCTCTTCAATAGGGTAAACCCGCTCATTTGCATTCTTAACACCCCCTTGTATGCAAATTCCTTTCATATAAAGATCTTTTCCGTCTTTTCCGCCTTCAAGTATTATGTTGGCGGCATTAAATGATAAATTTTCTCTTAAAATTGGCATTTAAGTCTCCAATTAAACCGTACGTTTTCTGTTTTTTGAACCTACTGGGCGACCACGACGCTTAACGCCTTCTTGAACGCTTTTCTTGTTCACGCCTGCTTCTTCACCTTTCAGCTTAGGCTTTTTAGGAACTGCTTTTAAGTTAGGCTCTGTTGTATAACCTTCGTCTTTAACAGAAACTTTACCAGCACCCTTTTCATCAGTACCTGTGAAGTTTACTGGAGCACCAGCTGAACCAATACCTTTCTTGCCTGCATTGTCATTATTAATGGTCTTTTTATTAACACCACTTTCTTCTGACTTGTTTGAAATGCCTTTGGTTACTTTTGTTAAAGATACATTTTCTTCTAAATCGCTATAAATGCTTTCGCCGAATACTTCGTCGTCTTCTGCACCCATCTCGTCTTCTGCACCAAATTCTTCACCGCCCATCTCGTCGCCCATTTCGGCTCCGCCCATGTCGTCCATATCATCACTGCCAAATTCGTCTTCAGCGTCAGGCTCTGACATTAAAGCTTCAAATTCTGCAACAAGATTTTCTAATGCATTACCGACTGTTTCAAGTTGGCCGTCAAGACCTTCTTCACCCATGTCGTCCATAGCACCCATTTCTTCTTCAGCACCCATTTCTTCAGAACCAAATTCATCTTCAGCACCCATTTCTTCTTCAGCGCCAAATTCTTCAGCACCAAATTCAGGAGCAAGTTCTTCAGCTTCTGAGATACCTTTTTCATCAGCTTCAACATCATCGATGAAATTTTCAGCTTCGCTTCCGCCCATTTCATCATCGGCATCATCATCGTCCATCAGGCTTTCGTAAATGCCACGACTTTTTTCTACTACAATGTCATGAAATAATGATTTAGCTTTCGCTGATTCATCATTGATAACATACTCAATTAATCTTTCATATTTGTTCATTCTAAGATCTCCGGTTAATTTAACTCTTATGCATGTATTTAATAAAGGTTAATTAAAAGGAGTGATTTGGTAGGTAAAAAAGGTAGAAAACGGTTCATTTCTACCTTTTTGTGAGATGTTACTTAAAATCCCATGTCTTCATCGCCGCCAGCGACGCCAGGGCCATATTGTTGCTGTATAACTTCTAACTTTTTATTTTGCTCTTTTTTACGGATATCATGCATGTTACGCATTTTATTAATCTGTAATAATGTTAGTCGAGTTTTACGAGTATTGTATTTTTGCATTTGACTATTATCATAGTCCTGGCTTTGATAACCAGGTAAGGCTTT